TGCCAAGTTGGGCTTGAATCCTTGGCAAATCTTCTTTGTTCAATACGCCAAGTTCAGCCGCAAGTCTGATTTTTGTGAGCAAATCTTCATACACAACTTCTTGCGCGGCTCCAACTTCACCCAAGCCGCCAATTTGCATCCCCTGACTTCTGACCATGTTTTCCAGCTTGTCAAGAGCCGCAACAAAATCGACGCCAGCATTGATGGCTTTTCTGGTTGTTTTAATCTCTTCTGCCTGTGGAGCCATTGGCGTTGATTTCGCGCCAGCAGGAGGTGGCACGGCAACAGCACCATCAGCAGGCGCAGCAGCAGGAGCCGCCCTTGTTGGAGCAGCACTCACGGCGGCAGCACTAGGCTGAACGACAGTCGCCGGTGTTGCTGATGGAGTAGGCATACGGCCTTTATAGCTTGGCTTTGCAAATGATGCTGGAATAGGCGCAGGCTGTGTGTACACAGTCCGCACAGAGCCATCAGCCTGCACTTGTTCAGTTGGCACTGGCTTGGACAGCTCACGATATGCCAAAGCATATTTAGCGCTGCTTGGATCTTCGTTCAACAAGATGTTGTAAGCCAAGCCAGTTGTACCGCCACCAAATGGGCCTTCTGGAGTCCCAAGCAATGTGGCTTGATTTGTTTTGGTGTTAATCTGGAAATTGCCAACACCAGGCAAGCCAAGTTTGACGGCTGCCGGTCCAGTCACAATCTTGTACTCATCACTAGGAGCTTGCAAAGTTGTGATCTGATTTGTCCTGTTGTTAATCTGATACCTGCCGCGAGGATCTAGGCCAAGGTCGGAAGCATCTGACCCTGTGACGGTGTCAAAGCTCTCTCTCTTCATGCTTTCTTCAAATATTTTTGGAAGTATTGCATTTGGATCTAAAGCAGCGATCAATCTTTGATCTCTTGTGAGGCCAGCAAAAATATCTTGTTGAGTTTTAGGCTTTGCTGTTGCCGTCACAGTTGGCAATGATGGTGGCGCAATGCCTTCTGGCATCTGTTGACCAATTAAAGAGGCACGATCAACTGTTGGGCCAACAGGCAAGCCTGGGATCATTTGAGATTGCAATGGGCTGATTTCTTCGCCAGCCATTGGGAATTGTGTTGTAGGCTGCGCCGCAACTGTTGGCTCTGTAGCGCCGCCAACAATTCCCTTCATCAACATATTGCGCAAGTCTTGAGTGCGCTTTGCTTCATCGAGCTTCTGCTTAGTCAACAGATTGGTGATGGCATTCTTCTGCGCCTCGGCATAGCCCTGCTGCCCAGCGGCAACGCCAGAGCCAAGGATCTGCATCAAGGACCGTGGTGTAGTGCTGGGGCCGCTGGCCTGACCAATAGCCATGGCAGCCTGCAACAAGCCTTGGCGTTGCATTGCCTGCTGCTGTGCTGGCGTCAAGTAGCCCTCAAGGCCAGTCTCACCGCCACCGCCAAAGATGTCGCCAAGCAATCCCATGTCAAATGATGTCGCCATTTTTATTTCCTCAAACAGGTTTAGGCTGTAACAGCGAACCAATATAAGCGCCAGTCAGGCCGCCAGACAACGCACTGCCAATTCCACTGCTATACAAAGGCTGTGTTGATGTCTCGCCAGTCCTTGCAGGCTGCAATCCGAGTGCGCCGCCAGTGATGCCCAAACGCTCCAAAGGCAAATTGCGCATTGCATCGAGTCTTTGCTGCTCAAGTTTTTGGCGTTCCATCTGTGCAAGCATCACCGCGTTTGCGCCAGTCAGTCCAAGGTTTTGCTGTTGCGCACCAAGTTGTCCAAGCTGACTAATTGCAGACTGACGCAAACCAGCACCAGAGATGCCAGCCTGCTGATTGGCCAATGCGGCTTGCTGTCGCAGTTGGGCGTTGGCCTGCTCAAGTGTCAAAGAGACTCCCTGATTTGCCATCTGCGCTTGCAGTTGACGTGCGGCATCAGACTGACCAAACTGAGCGGCTTGCGAAAATCCAGCCTGACGCAATCCAGCAGCAGTTGTACCTGCTTGACGCAATGCAGCTTCATTTGTCAGCGCAGACTGCACGCCTTGGCGTGAGCCACCAAAGGCGCGAGCCTGAGTGGCTCTGGCTCTATCGGCAATGTCTTGCATCTGACGTGAACGCTCGATATCTCCCAAAGTGCCCTGAACTACTTGCTCTTCATAAGGGTTGAAATAAGCGCTCATGTACTGAGAGCCAAGCTGTCCAGTCACATCCTGAACAGCACCACGGTTGGCTTGTGCAGCGGCAATCTGTTGCGGGGTGAACCCTGCCTCAATCATGGCAAGCCTTGCGGCCTCATCGGTTGTCTGCTGACCTTTGCCGCCAAGACCAAGGTTTTTGAGCTGTGCTTCAGCCAAACCATAGTCGCCAGTAAAGTCTGCAAACTGACGCACACCCAAACCTTCAGCGGCAGCCTTGGATCGCTCAAGGTTTGCCAAGTACTCGGCCTTGATTTGAGGATCAATTGACGTGGTGGTGGTCTGCTCTTTAGGTGCATTGGCGGCACTCACAGCGCCACCTAAAGCGCCAAGCAGTGAACCCGCCAGACTTGGATTCGCCTTGGCAAAGTCGAGGACGCTAGACCCATAACCAGCCAGTTTGTCAAAAATACCTACATCAGCCATAGCTGCTCCTGTCCCTGCTGTCGCAGGCAATGTGCTTCCCATCAAGCCGCCAGCAGTGCTTGTTGCTGCTGGAGCTGCTGCGCCAACTGCTGGAGCTGTTGCGCCAACTGCGGAAACCCCAAGATTTGTAGCGCCGCCAGCAGCAGATATAAGGTCTGGAGACATATAGCCCGCAGGCGATGCCGCAACGGATGATGGGCTTGTATAGTATGCGCTAGACGTGTTTGAACCAGCGGCGGCGGCAGAATCAGCGGCGGCAGTAGCCGCACCACTTATCTTGCTTATTGTTCCAGCCGTTATGCCTGCAAGTGCCGCATTCTTCAAAATATCTGATGGTTTATCACCCGCAATTGCACTAGCACCAGCCCCCAAAGCCGCCGCACCAGTAGCAGCAATAACTGCGGCACTAGCACCTGCACCTGCAATCGCTGTTCCAAGCGCAGGTATTAGAGGAGGAAAGACAATTGACGCAACTGCCGCAATAGGCTTGATGTTCTTCTTTACCCATTTACCAAGTTTCTTTAATCCCATATCAAGCTCCCAATTCGCCAGAGGCCATCATCTCTTTGACAATCTCTCGCGTGGCAACAAAAAAACCAATAAGCTGATAGTCAATATCGCCAGACATATCAGCCTCTTCAGCCAAACCATTTTGAACAACAGCTTGCAAAAACTGAGGATATAAAGACTTGTCCTTCAAGACTGCTTCAGCCATATTTCCAAGCTGAATCAACATATTGGGGTCAAGACCCTCTTCCTTGATTGACTCAATCAGGTCGCGTTTTGCTTGTGTTGTGTCTTGTGCTGTTGCCATGTTGATTTCCTTTAACAGTATTCTATTTTCCAGCGTGACTCAACGCTTACCCGCCGCCACAGCTTCCAATCTCATGACGCCAACGCGCCAATCGTCCAGCAGTGCGCCAGTCACAATCATCTTGACCTGACGGCCAGAGAACCGCGCATCTGTCGGCTGTGAAGCTGAATATGGACCGTGCGTTGTCTCTGTTGACGTTGGATACAGTCGAGTTTTGAAGCTGATGGCAACCTCGCCCAGCGTCTGCTCATCAGGAATCACCTGACGCACCGACATGATGTTGTCACCCTGACCAATCTCAAAGGGTCCAGACTCGGCATAGACAGTCCCGCCGTCATACGCAAAGCCGACCTCATGCTCGTAGATGTAGCCGTCAGTTGACACCATCAAAGGATTCAAATAGACACCCCGATCTGTGCCAGCCGTGCGAGCCATGGAGCCAATATTCCAGTGATTCTCGCGGTAGTTGAAAGTGACGTAGGAATCAACCTCGTTGCTGGCGCTGGATGGGTAGAACCACCAGATCTCGCCATACTTGGAATTGTGAACCGCATAAACCTTGGAGGCTTGGTTGTAGTTCAGATTCTGGAACACATAGTCAGACACATCGCAGGGCAGTGGCTTGACATAGCCGTCAAATATCCAAAAGCCTGATGAAGACATCCACATGGCGGCAGTGTCAATCGCGGCCACGGCCTGCGAAGAGATCAAGCCGCAGCCACTGGCGGCCTTCTCAAAGGAGTACACATAGGGGGCGCCGATGTAGCTGGCGGTGTGCACGTCAACGTCAGTGAAGAGCAAGTTGATGCCGCGCACCTTCTTGCCAGCCTTCAACGCGCCAACTGTCTGCAATTCAAAGTCACCAGCCTGATTGGTAGCCGCAGCCGTCCAGACAGTGTTGTCTTCTTGATCGGACCAAGACACCTTGCGGGGATTGCTACCGGCGCCCAAGGCAAACAAGAAACGCTCGGCAGTGGACATCACAGCTGCGCAACCTGTTGGCGCATTGGTGATGGCCGCCGCCAGTGTTGGCGTTGAGAATC